AAGTCAGGCATGCCCCGGTGAGCGCGATGCACAAGCATAGGTCCGTCTACAAGTAGCGTGGGCATTACTTATCCCTTCGGCGTCGTCTGCGCATATATTCGCGCATGTAGGTTTGCCGGTCGCGCGGACTAGCCCAGTTCGTTCCGGAGAAGTTGGGCCTGCCGCGTTCAAGGGCGCTTGCGTCCCGGCTCTCGCAGTATTCGCAAGTAGCGCATGCAGTCAACGGCAGGTTGCAGAGGACGCGCGTTGCTTGATAACGCAGACACGCGTAATAGCGACTATGGCGCGAGGGCATCCAACTTGCGCACGCGGGGCAATAGCGCGGTGAGCGCTTTGCGCATCCGCCTAATTTGCAATTTCGGGCTGGCTTGTTTTTCTCAGGCATGTCGTCTCTCTTGCTCGTTGCAGACTGCTACGGAACTAACGGCGGATACTGCGCGCAGAAGCGGAGCTTGCTTAACACAAGTACCGGATGAGGGCGCACCCCTGAGAGCCGCCGTCGTTTTGTGCTGAGGGGACAGACAACCGCATTACGTCTTACATCTCCGTCTCGTTGGAGCCGCGTGCGGGGCCGGACGGCTCCTGCGTCTCGAGGTCGCCCTTGAGTTGCTGCGCCTCGTGCGCTTCCTTCGCGCGTTTGTACATAATCTTGGCAGCTTCGAACTCAGGCTGGTCCGCCCAGCCCGCATTCTTGAAGTCGAAGGCCTGGTACTTCTCGCCCTTACGGTTGGCTTCCTGCTTCGCAGCCACAGAATACTTGCCTGCGCACAGCGGGCGCTCGCCGCGATATGCGGAAAGAGCGAGAAGCTCCTGCCCGTGCCGGTGGTTCGACTTGCCGCAGGAGATGAGGAACGGCTTTTCCAGGCCGAGGTGCGGGAAAACCACGATGAAGTTGTGGTACTGCGTAACGACGTTCACCGGGCCCTTGGGCGTCTCGCGCTTCTCGCGCCGGTGCGCGGACATTGCAAGCTCGCCCTGCGGATCCGTCGAGCGGTCGAGCATGCCCTCGTTTGCGTCGCGGTCGCCCCACTTGATCCACTCTTTGTAGTGGAACACGGGGATGAAGAAGCATTCCTCGCCCTTGTCGATAAGCTGAATGTCGAGCGAGCTGAGCCAGATTTCTCCGGGTTTAACTTCGCCGTCGCCGTCCGCCACGCGGGGCGTAAGCGGCTGCATGATGAGAAGGCGCGGAACGAGCATGTCATCGGCGGACATGTTTTCCCTGCCGGCGTTCTTGTCGAGGTCCGTATCGTCTGTGATAAAGCTCGGTGCGTCTTCCATGAGGACGGCAGGCAGCATCGGCTCTTCAATCTTTGCGGGGAGCGTCTCAGAACTCGCTTTTTTCTTCGCCATCGGTCGGTAGTCCTTTTCGCTTTCGGGTGATACGAACTCTGCGTCTGCAATGCCCCTCTATGCCATCAGGCAAGTTTTCGCCGTTCTCGAACAGCGCCTCGCATCGCTTGCGAAGGGGCGTCTTCAGCGTAGCTGCTTCCATGAATGCTGCCATCGGGTCCTCCGCACCCGACGTCTCTAGCCACGCGAGAAACGTCGCGGGGTCCTTGATTGACGGGAAGATCGTAGCAGAGGGGCTGAACGAGCCGAGCTCGTTTCGATACGGCAGGTATTCCCCCTGAACTAGCTTCTCGCAGAGATGCGACGCAACGTGGTCAACCGCCTTGTTGACGCACTTGCGCGCGGAATCGACCGTCTTCTTGATGCGGTCGATCAGTTCGTAGAATACTGCTATCTTGTCGATGTCCGTTTCCGCCAGTGCTTGCGCGGGCGCTGCTTCGAGGTGCGCCGCCAGCTCGTCCAAACTAGCGTCCAGATTCTCCCGTATCTGCTCCAGTGCTTTGCAGTCCATGCGCGTCCTCCTTTACTTCTGCTGTAGCATCCGCGAATATGTTACGTTCCACGTATACCCGTTCACGGGCGTGGAAGATGAGCAATGTGAGCATGCCAACGCGAGAGAGAAGCGCTTGCAGAAGTAGCGCGGATAGCACTGCGGACCCGCTGAAAAGCAAGTAATCCCCGCTCATCGGAGGCGTCTTCAGGAACTGCTTGCGGATAACGTTCTGCGCCGCCTCGACCATAAACGGCGAGAATTGCTCTTCGAACACAACGCAGCGTTCGCCGAACTTATCGGCAGACGTCAAGTCGTGGTGCGCCACTTTTGGAATCCAAATACGCTTCATCTATGCGTTCCTTCCCAAGAGGAGTTCGCGGAGACCGCTCATGTCCTTCATCATTTCGCTAATTTCACGCTTGTCCTGCAAGCTCTCCGCAATGCTCTCGTCGATGGAGTCTTCGCAAACAATGTCGTGATACGTCACAGGATGCTTTGTTCCGATGCGGTGGCAGCGATCTTCGGACTGCACTCGCTGCAACAAGCTGAAGCCATTGTTGTAGTAAATAGCGTTGAGAACAGGACGCTCCGGGCTTCCAATAAGCGTGAGCCCCATGCCGCCCGCTTGCGTGTTTCCTACAATCGCTTGCACTTGCGCTTTATCATCAGCAAACATCTTCACCGTGGCGTCTCGTGCGCTTTCAGAATCAGCGCCCGTTATGGTACGATAGGCAATCTGCTTGCGTGCAAGCAGTCTGGTGATCTGCACGATGTCGTAGCGAAAGCGCGCCCAGATGATAAAGCGCGAGTGCGGCTCAAAGCTGTCAACAATTTCCTCTAGCGCTTCTAACTTTGGACAAGGGCCGTCGATCGATTGCGCCGGCCCCTCTTCGGGCTGTAGGAAGCCCGAGCATATTTGCGCCAAGCGGAGAAACTTAGTGAGTATGATTGTTGCGCGTGCTGTGCCCGCTGGCGTGAAACTGTCGTCGAGGGACGCGACGAACGTCAGGAGCATGGAGTCGTAGAGTTCGCGCTGCTTCTCGCCCATTGCAACGTAGCGCGTTGTATACGTTTTTGGCGGCAAGTCAAGGCAATCTTGCTTCCGCACTACAAAGGAGCATTTAGCCGCGCGCTGCTTCAGCTCTGTCAAGTTCCGGTTGCCCCAGTCCTCGTCAAAGCCGCCATAGCCCTTGCGTATGTCTTTGTAGTGGTGCTTGAACCCATAGTAAGTATCGTAGCCGAGGATGCCGTTTTGGCTGAGGAAGTGGAACTGCCCCCACATATCCAAGATGGAGTTGGCTACAGGCGTTCCTGTGAGGATAAAGCGGCTCTCGCAAGTTTCGCTGAGGTGGTATGCCGCTTTTGCACGTATTGCCGACGGGTTCTTGATATGCGTGGACTCGTCAAGTATGCACTGGTGAAAGCCCATTTTCATCAGGCCCTCGAGCTGATTTTTGAGCGAGTCGTAGCTTGCGATCCAAATCTTCAACGGCGCTTGCGCGCGCACGCCTGCAATAAGATCGTTCATAAAGTCCGCGCCACCGCGCAGCTTGGACGCCCAGAATGGATAGTCCGGCGGGAGGTGCTTGTCGAGTTCCGCGAGCCAATTGCCGCGAATGGACGTTGGACAAACGACTAAAACCTTGAGCGCACTTCTGCCCGCCGCTTCGCGTTCCTCCGCTGTCCAGCGTGCGTTGTTAATTGCTACCCAGGTTTTGCCTGTGCCTGTCTCCATGAGCGCGCCAAAAAACTCCACGCCGTGCATTGCGTCTAAGCAGACTTGCTGATGCTTAAAAGGCTTGGTAAATGGAACGTAGCCCGCAATCGGCGGCACTACGCCATCAAACGTAAAGCGCCAACGCCGCTGCTCTCTAACGTGCTGGACTTCCCAAGTTTTCTTGTGATATTCTGAGACGAGACGTGCATCGGGGTCAAGCTCATATTCATGTTCGTCGAAGGACGAGAAGAGGTACTCGAAGTTAGCTTCGGCGATATTAAGGAGCCACGCTTCGAGCGTGCGGTTGAAGCGGCGCTGTGGAAAGTCTAGCACGCGCTTGTGAAGATCCGCGTAGACGATAGAATCCAAGCTCGGCGCAAACGTGAGCAGAAGTCTCTTATCGTCGTACATGGTGAGACGGAATAGCAGACGGCTTTCCATCTTTTCTCTCGTTTCTGTATGCGTGCAAATACGCTGTTCCTCGACTGTGAGAGTCCATTCTACCACAAACGGGTTCAAAAGTAAACAACAAAATTGCGCGATCTACGTTTATTTTTTTCCCATTTCTGGGATCTAATTTCCGGAACTGGCAGCGTCTTATGTCACGGAAAGGCTCTACCTCAAAAATAGTCCTATTCTATAATCAATCCAAAAATCCAGATATTATTATATCGGAGTTAAAAGCTTCATCGACGTTACTGCGTTTAGCTTCTGCGTTTTGGGAAAAGAGCGCGCAATTCCAAAAAGAGGCGAAAGCTGGATCCGTCCTCTGTAAAAATATATGCACATGCTCAGGTGCCCCGTAGAAGCTGCACAGGAGCTTAACCTGTTCAGCTGACCGTTGGAGGTGCGCATGTGCATATATTTTTACAGCAAGCGAATCTGGGTTTGGCTGTTTATTAATACCCTACGCGTATTATCAGGAGCGCTGCAAGCGCCGCGGATATGATGAAAGCGCCTATTGCGCACGCCAGATCGTTACGTTGCAGCCTTTGGAATGTGGCGGATGCGCGTATGCTGGATACGTAGGAGCAGCGCTCGGCACGCGCCATCAGGAAATACGTGCCTACCGCTGCAGAGCAGCCAAACGCGACGCCTAGAGCCAAGATTGCCATACGCCCTCCGTTGCATTTGTGCGCTGTGCGCTGCACCTCGTTAAGAAGTGCAGCGCACAGCGCGGCGGCTGCGCTTACGCAACGCGCGAGACGTGGCGCGCGGCGGCGTCGATGTTATTCTCGCCTGCATGGAATGTTTCGCCGGCCTCGATGAACCAGTTCTGCCCCGCGTCGCGGCATATGCGTGTATCGCCGGTGAAGTGCATGCAGATGAGTTCGCAGGTGAAAGTATAGACGGCGGGATCGCCGAAGCGCGAGCCAGCATACGTCTGCTCGACGCTGACGATTTTTGCGTCTACGATGTGTCCGCTGCACATTACCACGACCTTCGTGCCGACGCGCGCTTCTGCAGCGTGCTTTGCAGCGACGGACTTTTCTGCTGCAATTGCAAGCGTGAGCTGATGCGCCAGCGTGGACTTCTTCTGACGCGCGAGCTTCTTGACGTGATGATGCGTAGGGGCGGGAAGCGTGTCCATATTGAGAAGCTGCTTGGTGATCCGCTGCGCCATTTCCAACTTGGTTACGTTCTTCATTTTGCTCTCCTTGTGCGGTAGCCAAAGCGTTATTGCTTTAACTGTAAGAACTCTACACCGAAGAGCAAGGATTGCAAGCACAAAACCAGACGCTACTGCAAAGTAATTCCTACAATGTACAGAATCCGCTCTCCGTAAACGCAGAATGCCACAAAATAAATGCGCGAAAAGCGGAAAGCGTTGTGCGGAAAACGGAAAGCGTTGTGCGGGAAACGGAATCTGCTACTACAACACGCCGAGCGATGCGATTTTCTTCTTGGCAAGCGCTGCCAAGTTAATGAGGCCCGTAGCTCCAGCGTTGTCGATAAACCACTGAATCTCGTCAGCGAACGTCTTGCCCTGCTGAGCGAAGTGTGCATTTGAGTGCGGCATACCGTGAATGCGCGGCTCGTCGAGGCACGCAATAAGTTCCGCGCGCGCGGCGTCGCCTTTTGCTTTGCGACGCGCCTTCTGCTTTTCCCGGATTGCAGCCTTAACCGTTTTGACCAAATTTGCAGCGCCGAACTTGTGAATGCAGGATGAGCCGACGCCCCAGCGCGTGCCGTCGGCGGACACTACAACGAAAACGTTCATTATTGCGTGCCCGCAGAAGGCGCACGTTCCGCAGCCTGCCTCCAGCTTTGGATACTTGATGAGCTCGCCGGCGAACGCGTTGGTGTTAGCGCCTTGCTTGACGATTGTGAACATGCCGCCGAAGCGATAGGGCGCAACGCCGAGTCCAGCCTTCTCGAAAACATGAATTGCGGCAGTCTTTGTTTCATTTGCCATTACGTTCACCCCACTTTCACTAGTACTCTACACCCAGAGTCTGGGATTGCAAGCACAAAAGTGAAATAAAGTGAAAACGGAATTCGCTACCCATTTCCTCCAGCTTGCGCGATTGCGTTGACGATATCCGCCTTCGTTGCGAGAGTGGGCAGAATAGTCTTCTTGATATCGTCAACCGTTTCCTTAACATGCGTCACCGCTTCGGACACTCTAATTGCGATGCCCTCATTAACGCCGATCCTCTTGTCGTGGGACTCCGCTTTGCGGAAAAGCGTTTGAACCTTTTCCTCAGTATTGTCGTGCTTCACCTTGCCCTCAGCACATGGAAGCCGATCGACTTCCCGCACTAACTCCTCGTGACGCTGGCAAACGCTGCGCCCGCTGTTCGGCTTGCCGCGGTTCTTGAACCAAAGTCCAACGGCCGTTGCGATTGCACCCAAGCACAGGAATCCAGCGCACAATACACCCGCGGTCGTTCCATCGATTGCTGCAAGCATTCGCGTCCCACTTTCCACTATTACGAAGTTCCGTTGCTACCCACTGAAAACGTTGTTGGGCCCATTGCCCGACGACCATGCACCAATGTCTGGAGGTTGGGATCTAATTCTACGCTACTTTAACAATTGAAATTGATCCTGATACAAACGTCGTCGGATCCGGTAAGTTTGCGGGGTCTATGTAAACGATGTCGGCCCCGTTATTTGTGCATGCAAACTGTGCCTTTATCACCTCGCCTGCGCCTATCGCTACAACCATTGTTGAAGTCTGCTGACCGCGGGTGGACCCGCCGTCAATGTGGATATTTCGGTAACTACCCGGCACCTCAGTTCCATCGAGCAATAGCCTTGTGGCACCGCCACCATTTATTGCTGCCGACAGCGAGCCATACCACGTTACTAGGTACACGCCCGCTGCCGTAACAGTTACCTCTTCTGCGCTCGCTGTGTGGCTATGCGTAAAACCGGTTTTCACCGTTGCAGCTACATTCCACGGGTAGTCATACCAAGTGTCATCTGCCGCCATGTCAAATGCCGTTGTGCGATACGCGTTGAAGTTGGCTGCTGTTAGGCCTGCAGCGGTGTCATCGACATACTTCTTAACCGACTGCTGCGTTGGCACCTTCGTATCGAGGTCGGAGGACATATCATTCTCGTCGATTACCCACCCGTTCGCCTTCACGTTCGTGTCGGCGTTCATCGTCGCGCCCGCCGTGTTGACGTTAGTCGCGTCCGTCACGTCAGCCAACGCCTCAATGGCATCCAGCTTCGTAATCTGCGCTGCGGTTGCAACGCCCTTCTGGCCGGCAGTGGCGTCCTGAATGTCGTCTGCGCCATCTGTATGGCTTGCAGCGTGGAGCGCCGGCGCGCCGCCACCCGCGCTCGCCGCCGTATACCACTGCGCGGCAGTTGAAGTGACAAACTCGACAAACGCGCCCGCCGCGAGCGTAACGCTAATGTTCGCGCCGTTGTCGTCGATGCCGTCACCGCTGGCTGGAAATATCTGTAGCTGTTCTGCACCGTTGTTCTGTATAGCAACGCGGCGTCCGGCAGATGCGGTCGGCAGTGTGGCGACGTCGTCAGCGTTTGCGCACACTGCAATCTCGTTGATGTCCTTCGTTAGCGGCTGTTGGCCCTGGCTCTGTGTCGTACTTGCAGTAATGCCCACCGCCGTCGAGCGGACGAGCTTCGCGGAAGCAGACAAGTCCGTAAACGCGCCCGTGCTGGGAGTGCTGCCGCCGATTGCGCCCGGCGACGCTTTGTCCAAAATCTCAGCGACGAAGCCGAGTGTCGTCCGCTGGTTTGACGCCGCCGCGTCGTCAAGCAGCGCACGGCCCGCCGCCGTGCATGAAATTAGCTCGACTGCGCCAGTGCCCGCCGTTGCTCTGCCTAGGAGCTTATCGGTTGCGATCTCTGCTAGCTCCGCTAGCGATATAGTTCGAATTCCCCATGCAGCGCCTACAAACGCGTACGTGAGCGCTTCATCCGCAACGTAAGTGAGGAAGCCTGTAATCGGCGTTATGTAGATATAGCCGCCAAAGTAGAACGCAATATCGTCGTCATGCGTAGCCCAGTCGCCAGTAGCGCCCGCGCCTACAATATACGCGTCGCCGTCCGTCTCACCGCCTGGGGGCGCTGTGAGATCTTTGTCAATAACGCTACAATTGACGAGAGCGTCAAGCACTTTCAGTGCTTCGTTGTGCGTTATGTATCCATTCTGCTGTGCTTCGATCAGCTGGGCCATTCCTAGGCGCGGGGTGTCGGACATTAGACTGTCTCCTCGTTAGTATACCCGCGCCCTACTGCGGCGGATATCTGAAATACTTGCACCGCCACGGGATCCCCGGGCGTAAGTCCGTCTGACGTTTGCTCTGCGGCGCTGTAGGCCGCAGTCTTTACTGTCGCCGTGATTGTTCGCAGCACCGTTACGCCATCCATAATGTCGATCTCGTAGGACTCTTCCTCCTCGAGCAGCGGCATGCGCCCCGTGCTGAAGACGTCGACAAGCGCGCGCGTCCTGCGCTCCCACGTTAGCGTAATGTTGTCCGCGCCGTCGCGCGTAGCTGCAACATGCGCCGGCGCGAAGGGCCGCAACGAGCGCCCCGTAAACGTCATGTATTGCGACGGGGAATCCGCCACGGCTGCGCCGCTCGCCGCCGCCTTGTAGTATCGCTTGAGACCGAGCATCCCCACGTTGGCTTTGAAGTATTGCAAGCCCGCGCTATTGAGGAACACAAACGCTTCCGCTGCGGCGTGACTTCCTGCAAAGCCCTCAGACCCACGCATGCCTCTTATCAAGTTGCTCAACGTGTACGTCGTTCCAGTAACAAGCGTCGCCGTTTGAAAGCCTATGACTTCCGCGCCCACAAGAGCGAAGTTTAGTCCATTGAGAACTTCGAGCGCTGTTCGGCTTTCCAGCGTGCCGTGGTCGAGGGTTACCTCCAGCGTGTTAATAGTATCCCACGAGCCTATAATGCCGTCCGCTAGCGTAGTATCGCAGCGGCCCATAACAGTCTCGACGGTTATGGCGCGAATCATCGAGTACGTGCTGTCGCCGATGCTGTCGAAAAGAACGCCCGCGGTAAACTCCGCGGCTGGGTCTGACGCGCAGAGAGCCGCGTAGAAGCCTGCGACTTGCGTTGCTTCGTCATTTAACGCGGGCAAGTCCATCATCTCAAGCGTAAGTGCGGGCGGGAGATAAAATTCCTCGTTCACTTCGCCGCGTGTTGCGCCCGTGCCCGTTTGTGTAAGCGCCGCCGTCTCTTCAACCACGGAGTCCACGAGAATTAAGCCGTTATTGCCACGTGCTGCGCGCGTAACTAGGACGGTGTAGCTTTCGCCCTCTAGCGTCGCAGTTAACAGATCCGCTTCTCGCACCCACGCATAGGACGGCGGGAGCTGGAGCCGAATGGCACGCCTATTGGACCACGCGGAATATAAAGCACGCAGCGCAATAGCGCTCGCCTCGTCTGGCGAAAGCGTTAGGGGCAAGCTGAGCGTAGCAACGTTGTTGGCCTCCGGCAAGCCCAGTCGGGCGGACTGCTCCCCCGCTTGCGAATCCGCGTCCGCGTCTACATACGTGATCTTGATTTCGGACGGCAGCTCCACAAGCGGAAGATCCTCGAACTCCGCGATACGGGGCACGTCTTCGCCCGGAGCGTGGGCGACGAGTGCTGTCGCAGGCACAGTATCCGCCGTTAGCGTGCTTCGCGTTTTGAAATATAGAACACCATCGCGCTCTTGCACCACGACGTCATACGCGAAAAGAAGCGCGCGCAGTAAACCGTCAAGAGCGGAAGGCCCCACAACAAGCACGCCGCGCAGGTTACCTATCACGCCCGACGTGTCATACTGCGCTGAGACGCAGCCTGCGCGCTCTAGAACTTGTCCCAGTGCAAAGGCCACTGTAGTTACGCCGTTACGCGGTCCGAGCGTTAGAGCGCTTCCTCGTGCGTGCCCATCGCCAACAGCGTCGCCCGTTACGCGTGCCCACCCCAGCCCGTTTGCTACGATGGGATAGCTATCGCTGCCCATCACAACATGTTCGCCAATGTGGTCTTCGATTGTAAGAAGCGCAGATGGTAGCTCTACGTTAGTAAACGTTCCGTCGATGTCCGCCGTATATTCGTCTTCATCGCCAAATACTTCAGAGCCCTCCGGGTCCGTTTCGTAGCGCATGTCGCTAATATAAACGTTAATATTAGCGTCGTTGGCAAATGCAGCGTATGACCCAAACTGAAGCCAAGGCGTTGAACTCGAAGCTATGGGCGTTGTGAGCTGAAACTTTTGCCACGCGGCTGTTAAGGACACGTTTGCAGAATGCGTTGCGCCAAAAATTACGCGCATACTTGCAGCGGTGCCTACGGCTAACCGCGCCCAAAATGTAACCATCTGCATGCGCGGTGCGGATACGTCTGGATTGATAACGAGGTTAGGACTTTGCACGCGAGCCACGCCGCCGCCTAACCGTACAAGCTGGAGGCGAACCGCGTCTTCGCGCTTTGCGTTGTGGTTGTACGCCGCGGCTTCTGTTATCGTTGCATAGCTTCCGCCGCCACCACTTCCGTCGGTCCAGTCAACCATCGTCCGACTATTTGTCAGAATGTTGTCATTGAGATAGTCAACTTCGCTCGTAATGTACTGCCCGCCGCCCTCGCCTTGCACTTCGAACGAAAACTGCGGCAGCGTATTTCCAAAGTCCGCAAGCTTCAGTCCGTCAAATACGACGTAGGCTATGTTTCTAAACGCGGGCGTCGTTCCCGCCTCTTCCGCAGCTTCGATAAGAGAGTCTACCGCTTGCTCCGCGCCGCCGGTATGAATTTCTACGCCTTCGTACTTGCCACGGCCGAATTGCGCAGATTGGTCTTGCGTTATGCCTATCGTATTGCCCGGGGCTTCCGATAGCCAGGTGGAGGGGAATTGATGCGCCGACAGATATGCTAGCGTTCCGTCAATTCCTAGTTGCTCTGTTTTGTTCACAATGAAGTTACGATTATTTGCTTCCGCAGCCCAGCCCGTCATATTGCCGACGTAGTACGGTTTTAGCTGCGTTAGATCCGTGCCACCTTCCGGCGCTGACAATATGAGTGTGTTGGGATTCGAATGGCCTGGCGGGTTTGCCAACGCTGTTGCAGTTATGTCATCTGCCTCGATTGTCGCAACGGGCAAAACGTCGTAAAGCAATTTCCCGTTTGCCCAAATGCGCCCTACTTTGGAGATTTCGCCTTCGCAGACCGCGATTGCTACGTCTACACTATATTCATACGTGACAACGTTTGCGCCCGGGCTTCCGCCGCCCTTGCCGCCACCACCGCCGGTCTCAGTAACAATCCGCTGCTCTATTAGATCCGTTTTCCAGATAACTGTGCCCGCGCAACGATTCTCGGGCCCCAGTAGGTAGTTTATTGGACTTCCTTCGGAGGCTACTTGGAGCTTTCGGTCCCCTAGCTTTCCGCCTACAATCTCGGGAACGCCAAACAGCGCTGGGAAAATGTAGCGCGAATCCGCGAAAGCGCCGAGCGTGCCTGCTATTACGCCCAGCGCTGCGCCCGCTGGACCGCCTACGCCAACGCCGACAGCTGTAAGGATAATCGCTGACATAGTTAACTCCGAAAGCGGAACGCATGGCAGAGTCTTTTGCGCCAGCGCTCGTCTAGCCCATGCTCCACCACGCGGCCCGTATGCTGGCAGGTGTGGAGCAGTCCAACGTCTGTCTCAATGCCAAGATGCTGCGGCCACCGCACGTTGCGGAGGAACCAGAAAACCAATACGTCGCCCGGAATATGCTCGCCAACAGGAATCTCGTCCAGCCAACCGCGCAGCTCGACCAAAAGCGAATGTCCGTCGGGCTGGCGCGCGTATGCGATGTTCGTATGCGTAAACAACTCCAGCTCTTGTGCAACCCCGACGATTAAGCCCGCGCAGTCTAACGCCACGCCCTTTAAGCGGCCTTGGTGCTGAAAGGGCGTGCCGACGTATGTACGCGCTGTTGCTATGATTGCGGCGGCACGCTTATCCATTAGGTTGCACCTGGCGTTTCCAGCATCTTATCGTTCCCGGGCAGGAACGGGAACCCGCCAAAGTTGACGAGGTTGTCGAACTTTGCTATACAAGTAGCGCTCAACTTATCGCAACCCGCCACGAGGTTCCCCGTATCGCCTACTTCCAGTGCAAACGGCGTTTTCAGCTGGACAACTACTTTTAGCGGTCCGGCGGTAAAAGCTTTTACCTGTGATACAAGTCCCGCGTTCGCACCTGTTAGCCACTCTATGTAGCCGAGGTCGTAGAAGCCCGCCGCTTCGGCAGGCCCCGCGACGAGAAACGTTCGCCGCGCGTCGAGCCCTGCGCCCGAAACGTCTGTGACCGTTGCTGCCTCTGTATACGTCGCAAGCGTAACGCCGCAGTCCGTCGAGCCCAGCTCGTAGCGGCAAGAGCGGCGATACGTGCTACCGCGCACCCGCTGCAAACGACGCATAACGCTTTCAAGGGAAGCTTCCCAACCCTCGCTTGTGTACCGCAAGCCTGTAATCCAGTAAACGTTCGTGACGATTGCGCCCGCCCACGGATAACGCCAGTCGATGAGATACTCGGTAACCTGCGCATTGTCGTACAAGCCCGCACGAATATCGTCATGCGTGATTGCGTTGCTTGCGAGAACGCCCTGCACCTCGAGGTTATGAACTTTTGCGCCTGCCTGCCGCTCACGCGCCGACGCGGAAAGTCCCGCGGTGGGTGTAAACGTGCTGCCATTGAATACTAGCGGCGTAGCATTGTCCGTGAAGCGCAGAATAGTCCCGTCGGCGCGCTCCAGTTGCCAGCAAGTTGCTTGGCGATGCCACTTCTGCGAGAGAAGCGCGCGGCTTGCCGCTGTTAGGTGGCTATACATTAGAGGCGCTCCGCAAAAATCCAGTTGCCCGCTGCGGTATCGTTTTCCACAAGCGCGAGTATTGCGCCGGTGCTTGGCGGAATAGTGTCAATCAAGGCCAGTTGGTCGTCGTAGATGAAAAGCGTGCGAGCAACTGAAGAATTCGCAATGTAAAACGTAGGCCCACCGACTTCCAGTAAAGTCGCGTCGGGCATTATGATATTGCGATTGGAGCTGGGCGTCAAGTGTTGCACGCGCGCAGCGTTTGCTAGAAGCCGAACGTGCGCGGGCACGACGCTCTCAGCACCACCGCCCATAAAGGTTGCTAGGCTTATCATGCGAACTCCTAGATCGCGAGCCAAGTAAGGTTGCCCGCGCCGTCGTCGGATATCAGCAAAGTCGCGGTCGAACTTACAGCCACCGTAGTAACTAGCGTGTCGTCGGTATCCCGCACCTCAAACGTGAATGCGCCCGAGGTGTTTTCCATGTAAAAGTAGGGCCCGCCGCCTGTGAGGCTTGCGAGGTTTGGCAGCGTAATCTTGTGCCCGCTCGCGTCCGGCGTGATGCTGAGCGCGCGTCCGTCGCCGAGGGTTATTGCGCGGTCCGCCGTCAAAGCGAAAGCCTGCCCGCCGCCGTAGAAGAAGTCCTCGGTATTTACGAGCTCGTCGCGAATCTCTACTAGCGGGATGCTAGGCAAGCTGTTGATTTGATACGCGTTGCGTACCAGCTGGAGAGCTTGGTCCGCTTCCACGCCAAAACGCACAGGCACGTCAAACTCGCAGCCCGCTTTGACGCTCTCTGCCGCAGCGGGCGCCACTGCGAGTGTAATTATGCCAGTAGTTATGTCCACGGTCCAGCCTGTCGGCTGCGCTACGTCGTCGATCGAAACTACCACAGTGTCCGCTACAGGCTTTGTGATATTGCGGTTCAACGTTGTCGGGCCCGACGTGTACTTCTTTAGCAACTGGAAGTCGACCTGTGCGTCGTCGCCAATGCCCAGCTCTGTATCCGTATCCGCGGGCGCGCTTACGTGGTCCTCCGCAGTGGTGAAGTCGCTGAAGTCCTTGTACCGGAAGCCCGCCGCTGCGCCAAGCCTACCGAGGTAGAAGTTCAAGAGTATTGCCATCTGCTCGTTGGACTTGATGCCATACGCTACGTCATAACGACGGCGCGGCGTATTCCAGCGGGAAACGCGCTCCTCGGAGCCTGAGTCAAGCTCGATGATATGCGTCAAGAACCCCGGCCCACCGGCGGAGCCGTAGCTTATATCGGTGGGAAACTGTATCTCGTGGAATGACATGCTACCGCCCTTCGCTTGCCGCCATGCGTTGGCCCAAAGACAACATTTGCGAACGCGACCGTCGGAAGTCGTCGGGATTGCGCACGCTAGGCATGTTGAAAACCATCGTTTGGCTTATATTGCTGCCACGCGTTGCAGCTTCGCGTCCACCACCCGTCTTCCCGCCGGAAGCGGGCGCACTACCTGCGGGGCCCAGCAGTCCGCGAAGCCCGCCCGGGGACGCCGCAGGAATAGATAGGGCGGTAGGCCCAACGCTTGGCGCCCCGCCAACTGCAGGCGCTCCGCCAATAGCGCCGGCGATCCCGCTTGCGATGCGAGTTACAATAAGTTGCTGAACGATTGCTTCCGTCACGCCACGCAAGAGGTTCTCGAGCGCGTCCTTCCACGAATTAGCCTCGAAGATGAGGTCGCTGAAGAGTTTTCCGACGGAATCGCCAACGGTTTGTGCAATGCTTTGCGAAGCCTCTTCGAGCGCGCTGAGCTTGGCGTTAGCATCGTCAGCCGCAAGGCCTATTTTCTTAACGCCTAGCGCTGCGCGTTCACTCGCATCCGCAGTTCCATTCTCTGCTTCTATCGCGGCAACGTACATATCCCGCAAAAGGCCCTGCTCTTCGATTAGAAGCTGCTGGCGTGCGCGAGCGCGCTCTCTAGCCGCAGTGAGCTGCGCGGCATTTGCAGTGTCCTGCAGCGCCCCGCTTTGTGCGATATAGCTAGCATCCGCTCGAAGCTGCGCAGCGTCAAACGCTGCGCGCTCACGCTGCCGCTCCGCGGCATTGTTTACAATACCTACGCCCCCACCACCGGCCGCTGCGCGTCGTCTTTCCAGGAGTTTCTGCTGCTGATCATCTGCTACGAATCTTTGAAGACGATCAGTTACGGCCGTTGTGCCCTTTCCCCCAAGCCCCGCTAGGAGCTGATCCCCTGCAAGACTTACGGCGGCGAGACCCTTAACTACTTTCAAAAGTCCTGCATCGAGGAACTTAAAGAAGCCATCCCAGTAGCCACGGAGCGTGTCGACTAGCACCCCGCCCGCATGCTTAATACCGAGCCATGCGGAGTCGAGCCGGGCGCCTACCCAACTTGCCATTGCGACCACGCCGTCGAAGAAGTCCTTCCACTGGAACTGTAGCTCAAGCGCCACGACCGTAGCGCTAAACTTGAGGTCTTCCCACAGACGCATCATAAAGAAGATAGCTCGCGCAGCCGCTGCGCGCATTGCCGTGTACTTCGACTCGACGCCGCCAATGGCGAGCATAAATTCGGTCGCGGTATCAACTAGCGAACGGAACGCGCTGCCCAGCGCGCCCTCGCCCATCTGGATCATAGCTTCCTCAGTAGCGGACTTGAGCGCGCGCATGGATCCAGAGAGCGAGTCGTCGATCTCCTTCGCCAACTTCTTAGCAACGTTGCGCGCCTTCTCGTTCGCTATCGTAAGCTTGCGCACTTCGTCCACATTCCGCGAGAGAATGAGCGCGGCCGCTGCATTTCGCCGGCCAAATATCTTTGTTGCTTGGCCCGCTGTAAGCTGCGCGTCCCCGAGCTTCTGGAAGATGTCCGCAAGATCGTTTGTGGCTGGGTTTATGTCCTTTAGCTCAATTCCCATCTTGCGAAGCTCGCGCCCGGACTTGCCCGTTAGGTCGAGCAGCTTGGCGAGCATTCCGCGGAGGTTTGTACCTGCCATGGACGCCTGTATGCCGCTATTGCCCAACACGCCCAGCGCTGCGGAAGTTTCTTCTACAGTTTTGCCAAGCGCGCCCGCCACGGGGCCGACCATTTTCATACCTTCTGCAAGCTGGCCCACGCTTGTGTTTGCGGAGTTCGCCGTAGTCACAAGCACGTCGACCACGCGCTGCGTCTCGTCCGCGGTAAGGTTAAACTGTGTCAGCACGTTTGACGCAATGTCTGCCGCAGTGCCGAGGTCCAGCACGCCCGCGACTGCGAGGTCCAGCGTGTGGGGGAGCGCTGCAAGGGACTCGTCTACTGTGAAGCCAGCACGCGCGAGGAATAGCAGACCCTCGCCCGCTTCCTGCGCAGTGAAGCGCGTAGTTGCGCCCAGCGCGCGTGCTTGCTTTTCGAGAACTGCAAACTCATTAGCGGTCGCGCCCGTAACGCCGCGCACCGTTTTCATCGTCTCCTCGAAGCCCGCGAAAACCTTGATGACTTTGCTTACAGCGAACGCACCGACGAGCGCCGCGCCCATGAACTTTAGAGCGCCTGTGGTAGCCTTTGCGCCAGTCTGCACGCTTGCCATAGCGCCGCGCGCTTGCGCTGCGCCAGCAACTGCTAGGCGTCCGTCAATAGCTACGGGGAGTACGGGCATGGCTACTTCGATTCGTTCTTGCGCAGGAGTTCCGCGTCGAGCACAGCTATCAGCTCAAACGCAGTGACAATTTCCTCGCCCTCAAAACCGTATAGGGCAAGCGTGTCATAAATCTCCCGCGTCCCCAAAGGCATAGGCCCGTTAAAGCCCTGCGCACGGCGCGGGCTAATACGTAAGAATACTTCCCATACGGAACGCAAGTCGTCAAACAGAACTGGCTCTCGGTCCAGCGCGGGCGCCGACTGCCCCTTGCGCGCCCGCGCTTCAAGCACTGCTAAAATCTTGTCGTCGCCCCAATCGAGCGACCAGCGCAGGACCGCTAGGAGTTTTCCTCGGCGTCCTGCTTCTCCTTTACGGCGAAGGTGTTAAAGCTGCTCGCGTACTCCTGCACCATCTCGAGGAACTCCGGATACTTCGTGAGAAGCTCGAGCGCTGCCTTCTTGCTGAAGGGCACGTTCTCGCCAGTCTCTTCGTCCTGCAGGTTTTCCCAGCCCAGCAATACGGTGGCGGCCATCACCTGTCGGTTGATGTCCTCCATAAGCTCCGTATCGCCGTTGCGCAGCCTGCGGAGATGCGGCTGGCTAAGGCGGCGCGCCTCGCGCTTGTAGGTAACGGAACCCATGCGCCCGATGAGCAACCGAAGTCCGCCGAATACAGGAATCCAAACGCCCTTGACCTCAGCTACTAGATCCGTCTTGAGACTCACAAGCGAAGGCATGCTACACTCCTTGCGTTTCTGCTCCGCAGCCGAATGCTACGGAGCGACGGTGCGCCATACGCGCTGCGGGTTAGGCAGCGAACCGGGCGATGCGAATTGTAATGTCCTCGTCCTCCTCGCGATACGCGACGAAGCCGAGCTTGGCTACGACGTCTGTATTCTCACCAGACACTGCCTGCTCGGCAGCGGAGTACTTGACGCGGGGCATGTCAATAACATATCCGTTCCCGTCCTCGTCCTCGAACGTAAGCGCGAGGGACGTTTCTGTCTGGTCGCGGAATTTGTCCATGATAGCCTTCGACTCAAAGTAGATCTCCACGTCGCCGGAGACCGAGGACTTGCCCGCGCCGAAGCTAACGGGGCCAACTTCGCCGACCTCCATGCGAGAGCGGAGGTTGTTATCCAGCGAAATGGTCGCCGACACGATGGACAGCGCGGACTGCGCTTCGAGGAATGACTCTACCTCGTCAACAGCGCCCATGATGTCGTTCTCTGCGGCGTCCTCACTGCCGCCAGCTCCTGCGGCAGAAGCGGTGGCGCTCGCTTCTGTCTTGCCCATGAAGCCGAAGTCGCCCGTGACAATGCTGGACGCGTCTACGGCCAAGTTCATGGTGCTGAGCGTCATGCCCACGTAAATGAGGAATTCGTTCGGCAAGTCCGTGAATTCCTTCTCCACGGAGAACGAGCGCTGCGTGGTGGCATTGTAAATCTGCGCTCCCATTTCGATGGTAACCGTGTCGCCAGCGACCTCGTCTGCAAGCGTTCCGCCCGTTACGATAATCTTGCCCGCGACTACAGACGCGATCTTGAAGTACCCGTTGTTGGCTGCGAGCGTAAAGCCCGAGACCTTTATCCACTGGTACTGCAGGAAGCCCGCGGAGACAAACCCGCTGCCCGAGTCGTTGAACGAGTTGTCGCTGATAGCAGCGCTGAAAGTAATCTGCGTGTCCGTGGCGACGTCCGACCAGTCGGGCGACTGCAACGCTGCTTCGAAGAAGTCGTCGTGAGCCGCGTACGAAAGCTCAAAGCTGAGGTCGCCGCTCGCTTCGACGCTGGAACGCTTGACGTCTGCAATCTGCCGGTCGCCGCGAATCTCAGCGCTTTCGACGCTAGTGTTTTCCTGCTTGAAGCTGTCCGCAGTGTAGCGCATCTCGGTCATAGCGGTGACGATGGAAACGCTATCGCCTTCCGCTTCGTCGACGATAGCCAACGCGCCCTTTGCAACGATCATCTTCGCAGCTACAACGGAGACGATGGTGAAGAAGCCGTTGTTGGCGTCGAGCGTGAAGCCGGAGACCAGAATGCGCTGGCCCGCGACGAAGCCGTTCGTCACGAATGCAGTGTCCGAGTCGTTGAATGACTGGTCCACCGCGATAGCGTCAATCGTGATGTCGGCGAGTGTTTCGCCAGCGGGCGTAGTGCCCCACGTATCCTCTTCCACAAAGCGCATGGATACTCTGTCGGCATCAGACATTTCGTCCTCCTCGCCCCGTGGGGCTCTAGCTTATCACGTCGGACTCGAACGGGCAGGTCACATTGGCCTGGAATGACGTTCCCGTTCGCCCCACCTTGGAGACTTTCGGTATAAGATAACGAACGCCGTCCGCTGTAATACCGCGGAAAGCAAGGTTGATTGCGTCGACTATGGGCCAAAGCGCGCTTTCGCCTTCGGACATAGGAACGAAGACGCTTGCGATAGCAACGCCCGGGGTGCGGTAGCGTTTGGAAGCGCCAGTTGATGCTTGGCGACTTTCGCCGGGAAGCACAGTCCAGCGGCACCACAGTCCGTCGTTCGGCTTGACGAAGCCGCCGTCGTTATCATACTGCGTAGCCAGCGACTCCGCATCCGCGATGAAAGTCTTAAAGCGCGCGCGTATGTATGACGTCAGCGCTTCGAACTCGCCGGAGTCTGCTATAACGAGAAGCCGCGTTAGCGAGGTAGGTGCGCTGAAGAAGCCATTATCGTCCTCTGCATATCCGAGAACATCGTGAATTCCGGGCTTTAAGCCCGTTATCTGCTTGTCGCCGCTGCCTGTGCGTTCCGCGTCGGTCCAGTCTGCAAGTTCCGCGCGCTTGTACGACAGGTGCATGATATCCGTTTCGTCGTCGGCGACGAACGTTACCGTAAACGAATTGCCTGTGCCGTCGTTTACTACTGCGAGCGTTGGCGTTACTGCGGGCGTGGTTCCACTTGTAGCCGTCGCGGTAGACGTATCGCTTGCGGCTGTTGCGGGCTCCGCGGTGACGCGCGTGTATGCGGTGACGTGGAATATGCGCTCTACGTCGTTAGTTAGCATTCCCACGTTGAAGCTGTTAGTAGTTGAGCGCCCATGCTCCGTGTACGCGCCCGCGCCAATCTTGGACTTCCAAATGTAGCCCTTGCTGAGATTTGTCAGCGTCGTTGCAAGGGGCTCGTCGCACGTTAGGCCCACTTCGCCATTCTTCATACGATCCGTTGCTACGATGTTTGACCCGCCGGGCCAACTCGGAGCCGGGACCACGCCCGACGACCATGCGCCGATGTCTGGGTGGTACTTGTCGAACGCAACGCCGTTGATCCCGGTGATGACGCCCGAGCCGTGCCCGGTCCAGATGCAGGGGCTGCCGGCGGCTAGGCTGAAGTCGCCTGCGGCTGGGTCGGTGAGGAGGGGGTCGGTGAAGATGTCGCCGGATGCGTCTACGCCATCGAGAACCGCGAACTCGGAATAGGTCTTCGTTGATGCGGTCAGGACATCCGAAGCAAAATCGGTCTCGCCGTGAATAGCATTATTGCGCAAGACCCACCGCTGCGCCGAGTGGCCTTCCGTTGCTTCGTCGGGCCAGTTCCGCACGCGAATCACTGTCGTGCAGTCTTTGAAAATGTTGTTCGTCAGTTGCGCCGTGCCAGCGCCCATATTCTTGAGCATGTAGACGCCGATGGTACAAGCATAAAAGCTACAATTCAAAACACGAAGATCACCTCGCGAGTTTACATTGTTGTGCAGCAATATGCCTATGGCGCAATTCCGAAACGTGCAGCCCTCAAAGCGCGAATCGAAACCTGCCTCAATACCGTACCGTACACCCGACAGGGCTGAATTGACGAGTATCGTATTTCGCACCGTAATGAGGAGGCTGCTAGCAGCAATACAGAATCGGTTACCAAACTGCGTGAGTTCGCAGTCGGCAACAGTTATCGTGGCACTTGCGACGATACAACTACCCCCACTCGCAGTGATACTGCAATCTGAGACTAGCCCATCTATCACGTTGGCGAAGGACACCATCGAATTGAATGTCCCCGTAATGTTTATACCGTCGCCTGTCAGGTGTCGAACCACGAGCAACTCCACTTGTGCCATCAGGCCGTTGCCACTGCCGCCGGGCGGCTGAATAATTATGTCGGATCTTGGGGCCGTGGGGTCGCCCTCGATAATTAAGGCGTAAGCATTCAAGAGGCTCGGCTTCAAATTAGTGTTGAACACCACGGCTTCCGCATATGTCCCAGCGAAGATGCGAACATACTGAAGCGCCGTGAATGTCGCCGACCCTTGATCCGTGAAGAGTTGATCCGCCGCCGCCTGAATCGTAGACCACGCGTCGTAGACCTCTAGCGTATCCCCCGCCTGCCACGTCGTGACGTCGCCCTCAAGAGTGAATTTGTCGGCAGTATGCGAGACCGTCGCGCGGAGTTGGGAGCGGGTGACATTGAGAATGTAGCCACCGGTCCATGCGAGGAGGGTGAGGCCTCCGGTGGTGAGCGTGATGGTTTGAGGTGCGTTCGCGCCGGTTGGCCCCGAGTATGCGCTCGCGGCACTGCCAATCTCAAGCTGAAACTTCGTTACCGTCACGGAGCCTGTTGCAGAAGCCTCGGCGACGCCCCACGTAGTTGTTACGGCGGGGTATGTTCTCATTTCGGCGGTTGTATTACCGGATGAGTTATTGGTGACACGCACGTCCAGCCGCCAGTGTGTGCCTTCGTCTGTGACTGCCGCTGAGGCGACGCCAGTAGAATCGCGGGTATTGATTGCGCCCGTCTGTGTGTTTAGCTGCACAAAGATGTCTTGCTGAGTTCCACCCTTGAGGTATAGTTGAATTTCAGGGAATCGCGTCGTGTCAGAATCTTTGAGAAAGAAGGCGCTCGCGCTGTATGTTTCAGCATCATTCGCAATGGCTACGTCTTGGGATACGGCCTCAAAGGCGGCGGCAGAATCATCTTCGAGCGTTGTCGGTGTAACTACTGGCGCGCCGATGTCAGCCCATGCAGCTTGTGTCATATCTTCGGAATACGAAATGAGGTTCACGATGTCGCTCTGCTGTGTATCGTTGTGCTGGTTCGGCGCGACCTCGACCCAGTACATTCC